CCAAATGGATGCTAGGTGGAAAATGGCGCATTCTCCATCAGATTCGATACCCTCGGCTATGGTAGAAGGATATTTCGATGAACCGTCTAAAATAAGTGGTTTCTTAAAAAGATTAGGAATCAACAAAAAAGATGGTGGTATGATAGATGGTTATCAAAATGGTGGAGAAGTTGAAGATGAATGGAGTCCGACAACAATGGGGGGTAAGCTACATAAATTTCTTGCTGAAAGAAGAATGAATAAATTTATGGAACAAGACCCTCAATTAAAGGCTTGGTATGAACAGCCGCATGAAATTGGAACAGTGCTTCCAGCTGAACGGATTAAGGCAAATCTTTACGATACACAATCATCAATAAACGATAAGGTGTTGAATGATTATTCACGTTCATTATCAGAACACACAACAATCGAAGAGGGGAGTCCTTTTGAGGGTGTTAAGTTTATTGATTTTATAGAGGGTGGTACAGATAAGGGAAGAGATATGCAATACATAGAAACCGATAAAGGTAGATATAGGTTGGCAAAGACTCACCAAGGTGGTATTCTCGACCCTATTAGAAATTTTTTTGGTGAAATACCTAAAAGAGTTGATATGGATAAACCTTATGAGTTTGAGACGGACAAGCCTTATGGTGTTGATTCTGACAGACTTTCTAGAAAAGATAAGCGCGACCTTAAAGCGCTTGGTCGTAGCGAAAATCTAAATATGCAAGAAGATT